ACGGACGCCGTCATCGAACGGCCGGAAGCGCTGGGCGGCACGAGCCGCGGCGCGCAGCTCCTGGGGCAAGCCGCATGAGCCGCAGCGCGCAACTCCTGGGAGGGTAGGACATTGGCTGAATTTTTTGCTCACGTCTTCCGCGATGCCGGCGCCGCCGCCAAGGGCGCCGTCGAGCAGGCGCTGAAGGAAACCATCGGCGGGACGGCGGTGCAGACCGACGCCATCCTGCAGGGCGGGACGACGCCCATCAAGTTCGTCCGCTGCTGGGCCGACGGCGACTGCTACATCGCCTGGGGCGCCGACCCGACGGCGACGACGGACTCGATCCCGATCGGCGCCGGGCACGGACCGGAGTATTTCGAGATCCCGGCCGGGTACAAGATTTCCGTCATCGAGAAAGTGTAGGGGAGCGGGCATGCCCCCGGCCGTTGGCGGCATTGGTCAGATAGGGCGCGTCGGTCTTGGCCGGGTCAAGCGCGGGGCTGCCGCTCCGCCGTCTGGTGACCCTGGGGCTGGCGTGGACAACCTTCTTCTCGAATCCGGCGACAACCTCCTGCTGGAAAGCAGCGAGGAAGACGTACTCGTATTGGAGTAGCGTGAATGGCCGACACCAAAGCATCTGCCCTTCCTGATAACCCGACGCCCGCGCGAACCGATCTGCTTTATGTGGTGGACGACCCGGCGGGGACGCCGGCCAGCACGGGTGCGGATGTCGGCTCGGTTGTCGATCTTGCCGATCATGATGCCCTGACGAATTTTGCCGCCGACGAGCATGTAGCGCATTCCGGTGTCGATATCGGCACGGCTGCCACGTCCGGCCTGTCGGGGGGCGGCTCAATTGCGGCCACCCGAGCGCTCGTGGTTGCCCCGGCTCAGGCGACGGCGAAAACCGCCCCGATCCCGGCAGACCTGATCCTGATCGGCGACACGGAAGCGGCCAGCGCGGTCAAGAAGTCTACCGCAGCCGAACTCAGCCCCGCCATCAATGCCCAAGTCACCCTCAACGCCGAAACCGCCAGCTTCACCTTTGCCCTGACGGATCGGGGCAAGACCACCACGATCAGCAACGCCGGGGCGACGACCGCCACCATTCCCCCGAATTCGATCGTAGCTTTCCCGGTTGATACCATCCTGGTCCTGGAGCAGATAGGGGCGGGGGCCTGTACTTGGACGCCAGGGGCCGGGGTCACCATCAACAATAACGCCAACGTCACCTTGGTCACCAATGGCCAGCACTCGGTTTCCTTCGCGAGGCAGACGGCGCCGGATGTCTGGACGGTGTACGGCAACGTTGTCCCGCTCAACCCTATCGAGTCATGGGAATTCGCGATCTCGGACGAGACGACGGCGCTGACCACGGGCGCTGCTAAGCTTTCTTGGCGCACGCCCTATGCGATCACCCTGACGGACATCAAGGCCGACGTGGTGACGGCTCCGACAGATGCAGCGATCATCATTGACGTGCATGATGGTGCCACGTCGATCATGACGACGGACAAGCTCACCATCGACGCCACCGAGTTTAGCACGCGGGATGCAGGTACCGGCCCGACCTTGACTGATACGGCGCTGGCGGCGGGCGCTCTCATCACCTTCGACATCGATCAGGTTGGCTCGACTATAGCAGGCGCAGGAGCAAAGGTTTCGTTGATTGGGCGGCGAACCTAAATGGGCAAGCTGACCAACCCCTTCGCCTTCGCGGATAACTTCGGGGACAACCCGCTCTCCGCTACGATCCCCTCCATCGTCGCCGGGTCGATCCAGCATGCCACGTTCACGACGAACGGCTCCACCAGCCGGACCTATCTGGCGGATTACGATCCGGGCGCGGGGGCGAACCGCAAGATCGTCGCGGTAATGGTCATTGAGGACACAAGCACTCTCGGCCGTCTTTTCGGGTCCGCCGGCTTTGGCGGCGTGGCAATGAACTTCGCGGGCGGCAACCGTTATGACGGCGCGACAAATGACATAGACGCGTTCGTTTTCTATCTTGACGAAGCCGACTGGCCAGCCCCCGGAACGAATGCGGTCACTGCGGCGCATTGGGGCATGAACGAGCACGCCTCGTTGACGATCTTCACTATGCAGGACGCCCCTCCGGGGCCGGTTTTCTGGCTGACGACGAACGGCACCGGTACCGGCACCATCACCCTGGATGTGGCGACGCCTTACGATGATATGGGCATCATCACCGCTCTCGGTATAGGCCAAGGCACGACGGATCATGCCGCGACGGGCACGGGCCATGCCATTGCCGACGATTACGATTCCGGCGCCACGGCGGGGGAGCGCGTCGTCGTCGGCTATCTTGCCGGCGGTGCTGCCGGCGCCCACACCTTCGGCTACGGGTTCACGGCCGCGGACGCGCTTGGCATCGGGTTTGGTCTGCCGCCGATCGGGGGCTATACGCCCTTCGTTATCCAGCGCCCTGTCGGCACGGGCGTTTTGACCAGTGGCACGACGCACAACGTCACCATGCCCGCCGTTGTCAATGCTGGCGACCTTCTCATCATATGCGCCAGTTTCTATTGGCTCGCGCAAACCTCCGCCGGCACGATCACGACGCCGGCGGGGTGGACGCTGCCGACCGGCGCGAAGGATGACCAGAACCTCGCCACGCCCGGCTCGAACACGATCGTTACCTATGTCAAGTCGGCTGATGGCACGGAAGATGGGGCCTCGGTCGATCTCGCGACGGGCGCGAACGCGACCTGCGCCGCCTACGTCATGCGCATCGCCGCCGGAGGCTGGTCGGGTACCGTGGGCGACATTGAGGTTTCAACCCATACGGTCGGTAACAACGCCGAGCAAACCTCGCATGACGGGCCGGCTGTGACCCCAAGCTGGGGCGGGGCCGCTGTTCGGTGGCTGGCCATTACCGCCTACGCGATGGCGGATGACGACGAGACGATCGACGCCTCGCCTGTCCAAATGGATGCGGTGCAGGCGCAGGTATCCGGCGCAGGGGCGGGGGCCGGCAGTGCCGTCACGATGGCTTGGAGGCAGGTTATCGGCACGACATACGATCCCGGCGGGTTCAATCAGGTAAACGCCTGGCACATCGGCCACACCATCGCGGTCAAGGGGCCGGGCGACTAGGCCTGTAAGCCAAGGCGACGACCTCGCTCCTGTTTCGGATGCGAGAAAGAAACCCCGCCGCAAGCCTGAAGGCGGGATCTCCGAAGATACGGAGGATCGGCGCCAGCTTGTTGCTGACGGCATACTGAGTGTGCGTGGCGCTTTCGACCCGGAAGCCCGCCTCGGTCAGCAGATTGCCGATGTTCATCGGGCTCCAGGTGAACAGGTGGTTGTCAGGATTGGCCGGGCTCCAGCTCTGGTGGATGGCGCTGCGCCAGTCGTCGAAGGGCAGCACCAGCACCAGCTTCCCGCCCGGCTTCAGGACGCGATAGAGGTGCCGGAGGCTGTCGTAGGGCGCCAGCGTGTGCTCCAGGCAGTGGTTGGAAATGACCACATCCGCCGCCTCGTCGGACACGGCGGAGATGTCCGCGTGCATCTCGATATCCGAAAAAGCGCATAGCGCGGCGGGGTTGACCTCGACGCCGATCTTCCGCGCCGCAGTCAGGCAGGCGAGGAACAGCCCATCGTTGCAGCCGAAGTCCAGAACCGTATCAGCAGGTTTTACATGATGCCGGAAGTACAGATCGACTTGATATCGCCGGTAAAATTCGGCATTCGCGAGGCTGGCCTGATAGGCCGCGCCGCGTTCGTCCTGGTAATGGGCGCTGACGGGCAGAACCATATGGGAAGTATGCCGCATGGTTGCGTTGCCGGCAACCCGGGCTAAACATCCGTGCTCCCCTACCTCCACGCCCTCTGCAACCCGACATGGTCTTCCGTCCCGGCGGTTGCGCCGGTGCCCGAAGCCCCGGTCGCCACCCTCCTGCCGCAGTCCGACCGCGGCGCGTTGCAGGACGACGGCGTCACCAACGAGCCGTCGCCGGGGTTCGCGCTGGACCTCGACCCTGTGCTTGCCGCGTCCGACACCATCCACGCCTACATCGGCGGGATCGATATCAACCAGCACACCGTTACAGCAGGCGAGGCGGCAGGAACCGACCCGATCACCGGCCTGCTGGGGGCCGAAGCGCCGCTCGCGGATGGCGTCTATTCGATCCAGTTCAGCCATGAGAATGCGAACGGCGAGAGCGCGCTGTCCACGGCCATTCCGTACACGAAGGATACCAGCCTCGGGACGCTGACGGCGGCGGCGGGAACCGGCAATGTCGTCAACGACACGACGCCGGATGTGACGGTCACGATCTCCGGCAGCACCTTGGCGGCGGACGATGCGGTCGAGCTGCGGCTGGCGAGCGACGGCACGCTGATGGGCAGCCACGTCCTGACGGCGGGCGAGGTGTCCGGCGGCTCTTGTGTCATCACCCTGTCTGAGATCTTCGAAGAGACCACGACCGCCCTTATCGTCTCAGGCTACGACGACGCGGGCCACCTGACGGAGGCGCTGGCCTACACGATCACCCACAGCTACTACCTGATCTCGGACAGCTTCGATGGCATGACTTCTGGGCAAGATTTGAATGGCCGAACGCCTAGTCCGATAAATGTACCCGGCAATAATTGGGTTTCTGCGGCGAATGGCATCGAGAGCGATGGCGCCGGTCATGTCCAGGGGAGCGCGAACAATGAAACGGGCGCCATAAACACCGGCATCACGAACAATATCATGGAGGCGTCCGTAGACTTGGTGTTCGGCGCGGCTACGAACGAGTGCAACCTGTTCATCTTGGCTGATGCTTACGCTGCGCCGCCGAGCGACATGATTCTGCTGCAGTTGGAAAACACAGCCGTACGTTTGTATCAGCGCGTCGGCGGAACCTTTACCGAACTTGGCAATACGACGCTGACCAAGGACGGAACGACGACCTATAATTTCCGTCTGCGCTATGACGGGGCCGACATCCGCTGTTACATGGACGATGTCGAGATCGCGGCGTTGGCTGAGGTTGGCTACAGCTTCCCGGCAGGATTGAACGGCAATACCTTCGCCGGCTTCTATAATGGCAATCCTACCAGCGCAACGCTTCCGCTGTGGGACAACTTCAAAGCCACTCATCCGGTTGCCGCCCCAACTGTCGACCTTCTCGTAACCTCCGACCGCGGCGCATCCACGACCGACAATATCTCGAACGACCCGACGCCGACGTTCGAGATCACCTTCCCCGCGCTCGTCTGGGCCTCCGGTACCCTGCGCTACTACGTGGGCGGGGTCGAGATCGCGACGCGGGCGATCACGGAAGCGGAAGTTACTGCCGGATCGATCGAATACACCGTCGCGGCGCTGGCCGATGGCACGCACAGCATCCAGTTCAGCCTGGAGACAGGTTTCGAGGAAGGGCCGAAATCGACCGCAATCTCTTACGTGCTCGATACTGGACTGGGCACGCTGGCGGCAACAGTTGGAACGGACTTCGAGACAACCGACACGACGCCGGATGTCGTGATCGACATCTCGGGCACGACGCTGCTCGAAAACGATCTGCTCGAAATCCGCGACAGCGCGGCAACCCTGCTTGCCGGTGGCGCGCATTCGATAACGGCCGGCGAAATAACGGCCGGAGAGGTCACGATGACGCTGACCTCGGCGCTGGCGGCCGGCTCGCACGCCTTGACGATCTCCGGCTACAACGCGAGCAACGAGTTCACCGAGGCGCTGGACATTGCCGTCCGCGTCCTGGAGCTGGTCATCGAGGATCAGTTCGCGGCGATCGGCACGGCCAACCTCGCCGGCTGGACGCCCGACACGCTCAACACGCCGGGCGGAAATTGGACGGACGCAGGCGCCCGCTGGGTGGGCAACGGCGCGGGGGCCGTTACCCACACGGTTGCCAACGCCTCGGCCCAGAAAGACACCGGCATCACCAACAATGTGATGCGGGTCGAGATGGAGGTTAACTGCGGCGTATCGAAGACAAACCTGTTCATCGCTATATGCGCCGCTTCTAACTTCTCAGGGTTCGGCAACGAAGACGGCATCTATATTCAGCATGAGACCGGCAGCGACACGATGAAGCTGTTCGCGACCACGGCCACGCAGCTCGCCTCGACCACTGTCGCCCGCACCATCGGCGTAACGCACAAATACGCCATCGAATATACCGGCCAGCATTTGAAGGTCTTCTTCGATGATGTCGAAGTCACGGCCTTGCGGAAGGAAAACTACACGATCCCGGCCGGACAGGCGGGACAGTCGTATATCGGGCTTATCAGCGCGACCGGAACCGCCGGAGCCGTAATCGACAACGTGAAGGTCTACGCCTGATGCCTGACGCCGTATACGTCGCCGAAGTCAGGATGCAAGGCCCGCGCTGCGTCGAGCTGGCCATCCGAGATGCCGATATCCAGAAGGCGGGCGCCAGCGGCATCCATGCGCTCGGCTATGTCTCGGAGACCGCCTACAACACGCTGACGACTGAATATCTTGGCAAGACGGGCGTCATCTGCGGGCCGACCAAGGAGTATGTCGTTCTCCGCCCGCCGATGCCGAGTGCGTTTCTCGACCGCGACGCGGTCAACAATTACTGGGACCCCAGCGACATCCCTGCGGGCTACACGCTCGACTTCGGCGCCGCGACATGCACGCACATCACGCGGCAGAGCACGCACATCCACGACCTCGTCGAGCAGGACGACAGCGCACAGGTCTTGTCCTGGCCGCAGTACGAGCACTGGCTCCGGTTTCATCTCGACATCGACTTGCCGGCCGACACGGAGATTTCCATCTCGCCCCCGGCCGCCGAGTTCCCGGACGTAACCTACACCTTTGACGACACGGACACCTTCACGCCGATCATCAAGGTCAACAACTACGGCTTCAGCCCGTTCGACAAGAAGAAGCAGGCGATCATCTCGGGCTGGCTGCCGGGCTTCGGCACGGAAGGCATCGTTGATCTTCTCGCGCTCGGCGTAACGCACGGCTACATTATCCGCGACGACACGAAGGCGATCGTCTCGCGCGCCTATCCGATCACGCTGCGCATGGCGGCGAACGACCTCAGCCTCTACAACGACACGCGCATCTCGACCACGCGCTACTTCGCCATCACGGCCGTCTCGAAAGCGGCGTCCATGGTGATCACCGCGCCGGGGCACGACCTCATCATCGGCGATGTCGTCGCGGTGCAGTACGCGCTGGGCATGAACCAGATCAATTTCTACGATGCCAGCGACTACTGGACGATCACGAACGTCTCGGGCGACGACCTCACCTTCGCCATAAACAGCACAAGTTTCGGCACTTATACCGGCGGGGGCTATATCTACCCCCGCGTTCCGTGCAACCGCTCCGGCACCAACGTCTACGAGATGGACTTTTCGAACTGGACCGCGCCGCAAATCGGCATCCAGTACCGTGTTCACATCCCCGGCGTCGGCGTGTCGCGCCCCTTCTACGTTGATGCGGCGGCTCATTATCAACTGGCAAAGACCGCGTTTGGCGGGTTGCGGAACGTGATCAACGGTACGGCCAAGACGATGGCTGAATCCAGTTACGATAGCCCGCAAAACCTGCACCCGGATGTCGGGGGTTTCACCATGTGGGAAACCCAGATGCCGATCCAGTACACGACCAACGGCGGCGGGGCGTACGGCCCGGAGGTCATGCTCGAATCACCTTGGAAGGGCGATGCGGTCGAAGGTGTCTTCGGCGGGGTTCAGGACGCCGGCGATTGGGACGTGCGCGACCGCGACCGCTTCGTGCACGACATCCTCGATATGTATGATGTCCTCTCGGCGGAGACCTTCGCCGTCGGTCTCGGACTCGTCGGCATTGCAAGCATGCCGATGAACGACGACGGCTTCTGGGACGACCTCGCGGACGCGCCGCATCTCGTCCAGATGGCGGCCATCTTGCTCGACTTCATGCGCCGGACCAGGGCGGCTGCGGGGGAATGCCGTCCCGGCTACGAGCTCCCGGGCGTCATCGTCGGCACGGGGACGAGTTACCTGCCGATGTCGCATGGCACGCTTTACGCCTACGACGGCGAGGCGACCTTCGCTTTCGCAGCGGGGGCGGCGCACTTGAGCTGGGTGCTCGACGATCTCGGCTATGCGACCCTCGCGGCAACCCTGCTGGCGCTGGCGGAGGAAAGCTTCGATCGCGGCGAGGAAATTCTCGCCGATCCGGACACCTTCTTCGCCAACCTGATCGCCATCGACGACCCGCTGTACCAGGCGAACAAGGCGGAGATGGTCAACGCGACGATGCGCAATCTGGCGGCGGTCTACCTTCATCGCGCGACCCTGACATCGGAATATCTCACTTTCGCGGAATTGGTCGTGACAGCCGGCTCGGGGAACATCGCGGTAGCCAAGGCAACGTTCCACTACGAGAAGACCGTTGATGTCAACAAGGGACTGAGCTTTTCGGCGGCTCTCGTCAACACGGCCGACACGGCACTGAGCCGCCTGAACGGCAATGACTATCCGAATGTGAACATCGGGGCGGCGCTTTACGGCTCCGCTACGCCGCCCTGGGGCGATATCGACCTCGTCCGCGGCTATGCGATGAACGGCGACATCGAGTACGTGAAGGCGCTGAACCAGACCGTCGGCCATTCGCTCGGGGCGAACACGCAGAATCTCAGCTTCTTCACCGGGCTCACGCCCTACCAGCTCATCGGCGAGCTGACCGTCGATACGCTGCTGGCGAACGCCCCGCCCATCCCAGGCATCACCTCGTTCATCTACATGCGTCCGAGCGAGTGGGGCTACCAGTTCTGGCTGCAGGGCAATGGCGACACGGGCAATTTCTATGCCTCGCTGTACACCTACCTGAATTCAATCACGGCGCCGAACAACGTCAAGCAGCCGCAGCCGATCATGTACCAGCAACCGCTGTGGCAGTTCTGCGTCAACTGGCCCCGCATGGTGGTGCTGATGGAACATGCACCGTACGGTTCGATCCACATGCTGCAGGACGCGCTTGTCTTGTACGAAGCGGCCGGCAAGGGCCAGACGGCCATAGGCGCCCGCAAGCGCATCCTGGCGACGGCCTAATCCGGCCCCAAGGGCGACGGTATGCCCAGCTTCCGCTCCACCGCCTCCAGCGCCCATACGACGATAACGACGGCGACAAGCGGCAGCACCAGCACCGCCAGGAACACGTAGCTCAGCCCCATAAGCGCTACGCGGGCGGCGTGCAGCAGAATGTTCATTGGAAGGCTCAGCCCCATGTCCGGTTTCAAGTCGCGCGCCTGCTGAATGCTGCCTCATCTCCTTGCTTTATGCAATCCGACAGCGTCAAGCATCGCCGTCGTTGACCCGTTTGCCGAAGAGGCCATGGTCTTTGCACTTGACACGACGGATGTCGATTACGCGACGGTGTTGGCGGCGCTTCCATCCCCGGTCGTGCTCGGGTCAGTCGCGGCGAACACCAATATCGCGATGGTCCGCTCCATTGTCACACAATCCGCCCTTGATGCCGACGGCGATCTTGCCGCGCTCGCCACGAATGTCCCGTCCGCCGCCTGCCGCGGCAAATTCATTAAGAATAGTCAATTTCATACATTCGGCTGGCACATGCTCGGTCAGCCGGAGGACAGCACTCGTGCCATAGCGGGTGAGGCTATCGTGTGGCTCGGGTCCGCACCGAGAGGGGCAGCGGATGGTTCGACGCCCTACGACTGCGTAGGCACCTACCGAGATTATAAGGAGGACGTTTCTACCCTTTGGCTGCCCGGCACGGTTTATGTGATTCAGGGCTTCCAATCGGGCGACCGCACCGACGAGCCTGGGGCTAATGGCTTCCCCAAAAACACCTGTCCGAAGTTCCAGAACTGCGCCGGAGACCCCTGTACCTGGCGTATGGATTACATCCCGCAGCCCGGCATGTTGTGGTGCGGCTGGCGCAACATCCAGGGCACGAACAACGAGTTCACCCGGCCGGATGCCGGCAGTTTCCCGCGCGTGTGGACGGCGACCGGGCCGAGCGACGGGCAATGGCTTGGCCCGATCGACATGACGCTGTCCGACGAAGACGTTTACGCGAATCATTGCTTCAAAACCGTCGCTTCCCAGTCCGAAGTGGAAGCGGAGGCAATGACCCGCTGGTGGTCCGGCACGGCTCTGTGGGTTCACATGCCGGACGACACCGACCCGACCGACCGCGTCTATACGGAAACTTTCCTCGGCTGGACACCGGGCACCATGTACTACCGAACCCCTGGGCTGGCCGGCTACGAGGACCTGGAGTTTATCAATTGCCAGCTTATCGGCGGCGGCGGCGCCTGCATGTCGTTCAATGCGGACAGTCAGTTCGTCGAGAATTTCCCGAAGGCGAAATTCCTCGGCGGGCGTTATCTCGCCGGTGTTTCGTTCAAGCCGAAGGATAAATGCATAGCTGGCACCGAATGGGGCTGGTCGACGGATGGCGATATCGTGTTCGACACGTCGGACAGGCCGGACCCCGATACCGATCCCTACATTCAGGATGTCATCAACGAGCACGGCTCCGACCCGGCCGGATGGGCCAACATGCCGCGCTTCGTCGAAGTCAACAGCAGCTTCGAGGGCATCTACTGGTTCGGCACGGGACCGAAGTCGGACGACGGTATCATTCAAGGATATCTGGCCCGCCATATCGGTACGGCCGATCCCATCTTGCTCGCCAAAAAGGGCACGGCGCAATTCGATGACCGCGATTCGCATGCGCTCGCATGGCAGGGGGCGTCGAACTGGAACGTCTCGTTCATGTACCTGCAAAACGCCGGGCTCGCCTGCAACAATTATATCAACGACGACGCCCTGTCCTCGCAAAACTCGGTCGGTATGATCGTGACGGATTTCGTGATCCGGGACAGCCACCAGAAGTTCAGCGAAAGCACGGGTGGAGCCGGGCAGGGCGGCATTAATATCGGCGAGGACGGCGCAGGTCCGCGCACGGACGGCACCGGCATCAAGACTGGCTGCGAGATGCGGCGCGGCTGCATCTACAATATCATCGGCGATCCCACGCAGGCGTTCGGCTCTGCCCCGGCCCGCGTCACCGATGGCGTGGCCATGGCGTTCAGTATCGAGCAAAGCGCGATCTACGACCACATCACGGTGTGGGCCTGCACCAATGCTCACATTGGCGGCCACGTTTCGGTGGACAGCACCTATACCCGCTTCCCCGACTACATCGGCATGCAATCGACGGTAACAAATTGCATTTACCGGGAGATCGAGCAGCTCATTTTCTGGACGCGGGACAGCCTGTTCTTTTCGGCCAGCCCCGCCGCGACCGGCTACTACATCGGGCAAGGCAACCAAGTTATTCTTAAGTCAACGGAGAACACGTCCACGACCAAAAAATGGCGCATGGGCGGGACGGAAATCACCTGGGCGCAGTGGCAGGCGCAAGCGAAAGCATCCCCGCCGGGCGATGCGGTTTCTGACTTCGACACAACCAGCTCAATAGAATTGGCGCCCTGATGGAGGACTCCATGACCGACCTCTCTTCCGAAGATCTGGACGGCCTGAAACAGACCTATGAGGGCACGCTGGCGGACGCTAACAAGAAGGGTCAGACCTACGCCCTGGTCAAGGATGTGGAGAAGGTCGTACGGGCGCTCGGGGAGCTGACGCGGCGCAGAGACGGGGAAAATGCCAAAACGCGGCCCGCCGCGACTAATTACTACGACGTTCCGACCGGCGGACTGATTCCGCGCTGATGCCCATGTCATCGGTTACCGAGCTGCTCGCAAGGTGGGAGCGCCTGAAGGGCGGTCGCGGCCTGTGGGAGCAGCACTGGGAAGACTTGGCCATCGTCATGCGCCCGTCGCGCCGCGGCTTCGTCTCCGGGCAGATCGACGGCGACTACCGCTCCGACGAGATCTTCGACGGCACGCCGATGATCGCGCGCCGCGGCCTCGCCAATGCCATCGGCGGCATGCTGCGTCCCGACGGCGAGCAGTGGGTCTTTATCAAGACGGAAGATGAGATCGAGAAGCAGGACGACGCGGCCAAGGAATGGCTGGCGGATTCCGAGGAACGGCTGCGCAATGCGCTCAACAACCCGAAGGCGCGCTTCCGCCAGGCGACCGGCGAGGCGGACGACGACCTCGTCACCTTCGGCACGGCCTGCGTCTTCACCGGGGAATCGAGCCGGCTGGACCGGCTGCTGTTCCAGACCGTCGACCTCAAGGACGCCTATATCGAGTTGGACGAGGACGGCGAGGTCGACACCATGTTCCGGCGCCGCCGCATGACGGCGCGCCAGGCGCGGCAGCGCTTCGGGGAGAATGCCGGGCCAGAGGCAAAGCAACTGCTGGCGCAGAACCGCTTTGAGCAGAAGGTCGAGTACCTGCACATTGTGCTGCCGCGCGACGACGGGCGGACGGATGCGGCCTTCGCGCGCAACCTGCCCTTCGCCTCGCTGTGGATCGAAGCGCCGACCAAGACCCAGGTGTCCGAGAGCGGCTATCACGAGTTCCCGTTTGCCGTGCCGCGCTGGGACACGGCGTCGGGCGAGGACTACGGCCGCTCGCCGGGCATGATCGCGCTGCCGGACTCGAACACGCTGCAGTCGATGGGCGAGACCATCCTGGTGGCCGGGCAGCGCGCCGCCGACCCGCCGCTGGCCGTGCCGGACGACGGCTCCTACAACCCGATCAACGATGTCCCCGGCGGGCTTTGCTACTACGACATGGAAACCGCGCGGATGCTCAACCGCATCCCGATCGAGCCGCTCAAGGGCGGCACCAACCTGCCGATCGCGCGCGACATGCAGAAGGACACGCGCGAGCAGATCTACGCCGCCTACTTCCGCAACGTGCTTAACCTGCCGATCGACCGTCCGACCATGACGGCGACCGAGGTCATCGAGCGCAAGGAAGAGTTCATCCGCGAGATCGGCGCGGTGTTCGGCCGGCTCGAGACCGATTACACCGCCAAGATGGTGGAGCGCCCCTTCCAGACCATGCTGCGCGCCAACGCCTTCGCGCCAATCCCCGACAGCCTCTTGGGTCGCAACGTCCGCTTCGAATACTCGTCGCCGGTCAAGAAAATCCGCAAGCAGATCGAAGCCATGGCGGCCGACGTCTGGGCCGCGGGGCTGCTCAACCTCGCCAAGCAGGGCGTGCCCGACGCGCTCGACTTCCTGAACGTCGACGAATACGCCAAGTTCACGCACGAAGCGCGCGGCGCGCCCCGCGACATCATCAATTCGGCGGAGCGTGTCGCACAGGTGCGCCAGATCCGCGCCCAGGTGCAGGCCCAGGAAGCGCAGAAGGACGACATGGAGCGCGTGGCGGCCGGCGGCGAGAAGGTTGCCGGGGCCATGCAGAAGATCGGCATGCAGATGCCGGGCGCGGGACAGGAGGCACCAGCAGCGTGACCATCGTAGCGGCTATCAAGGAACCGGGCGCGAACCGCGTCTGGATCGGCAGCGATACCCAATCGACCTACAATGAGAGGCGCTGCTACAGCGGCCCGAAGTGGGTACTTGCGCACGGCTGGGCGCTGGGCATCTCCGGCTATCACCGCGCCATCAACCTCGCCGCCGCGCATCGCGATGCACTGTTCGCTGACCTTGCCAGCCCCGAGGTGTTTCTTCAACGCTGGGCAAAGGTACTCGCGGGCGAAAGCTGGAACAGCGATGCGCGGGCGGGCCCAAAGGACTACGGCTGCGACTATCTGCTCGTCCGCCCTGATGTTATTTACGACATCGACTGCGCTTTCGCGATCACGCCGACCAAGGATGGGGAGCTTTGTGCCGTCGGAAACGGCACGAAAGCCGCCCTTGGGTGCGCCTTCGGCCTGACCGGGATCGCCGCGCCGCAAGTCATCCTCCGACGTTCGGTCGAAGCCGCGTGCGCCATCATGGAGGGTTGCGGCGGAGAGCCTTACTACGACGTGATGCAGGAGGCTCAGCAGCGCGAGCCCGTCATGGCAGTGGCCGGATGACCGACGCCGACGATGCCTATCTCCGCGAGCGCGAGGCCGCGCAATACCGCGTCATAGAGGAAAGCATGTACCGCCGCATGGGCCGCTCCGCGCGGCAGTACAAGCAGGACACCGGGCGCGATCCGATGAACTGGGACAGGCCGATGGTGGCCAATAACCGGTATCCGGCCTCGACTTGGTGGCGGCGCCGATGAAGCTGTTCAGCCGGATTTTCGGCCGCAGCGCCGCGACGCCGGACCCGGAAGCCTTCTTCGAGGAACTGGCCGGCAGCCGCCGTGGGCGCAAGTACACGCGCATGGATCGGCACTACGATTTCAAGAACCTGTTTCTCGGCTCCGAGCAGGGCCGACGCGTGCTGTTCGAGATCCTTTCCTGGGGCCACGTCTTCCAGTCCTCAGCCGGGCTGGCGCAGTGCGACCCGAACAAGACCCTGTTCCACGAAGGCGAGCGCAACATCGCGCTCATGCTGCAGACCGTGCTCCGCTACGAGCCGAACGACAACCGGCCGGAGCAGGCCAACCGGCGGCGCATCCGGCCACGGCCGGCGCCGGCGCAAGAAACCTGACATTCACAAACCAGAGGTTCCCATGACATTCCGCATTCCGCGCCCGGTCGGCGACTACGACCCGGCGTGGCCCGCCTATTGGGCGCAGCATCCGATCATGCCCCGCAGCGTCGGCGCGGCCGAGCCCGATCCGGGTTCGCCGCCGGCGACCGTGCCAGCACCGGCCCCAACGCCAGCGCCTGCGCCGGCTCCGGCTCCAACACCGGCCCCGCCAGCACCGGCGCCGACGCCCGCTCCGGCTCCTGCGCCCACTCCGACGCCGGCCCCAGCCCCGACACCAGCGCCGGCACCCGCTCCTGCGCCCGCGCCGGAACCGGCCCCCACGCCGCCGAAGCCCGAAGCCTGGCGCGACCTGATCACCGACGCGGACGCGAAGAAAGCCGCGGAGACGTCGCCGGACGTCAACCATCTCGCCAAGCGCGTGGTCGACATGCGCAAGCAGCTTTCCAAGGCGATCGTGCTGCCCGGCGAGAAGGCGACCGAGGAAGAGGTCAACGACTTCCGCACCAAGCTCGGCGTCCCGCTCAAGGCCGAGGACTACGAGTTCACGCCGCCGGAAGGCGTCACGCCGAGCGATCTCGACCTGTCGCTGCACGCCGCGATGAAGCCGCTGCTGCAGAAGGCCAACGTCAGCAAGGCCGGCGCGCAGGAGCTTGCCGCCGGCTTCACCGCGTTCTTCGCCGGGCTGGCGCAGAAGGACAAGGAAGACGACGCCAAGTTCGCCAAGGAGTCCGAGGAGCAGCTTCGCAAGGAGTGGGCCGGACCGGAGTACGACCGTAACCGCGCCTTTTCAGAGCGCGCCGGCAAGCACTTCTTCGCCGAGCGTTTCGATGAGGCCATCGCGATCCAGATGAAGGACGGAAAACCGCTCCTGGATCACCCCGTTATCATGCGCATGCTCGCCGCCGTCGGCCGCGAGATGGGCGAAGACAGGCTTGGAGGCGGCATCATGGCGGACGGCGAGCGCGAGACGGTGCAGCAGAAGATTAATGCTCTGCAGCAGCAGAAAACCGACGCGCAGGCGAAAGGCAACGATGCAGAATTCAAGCGGCTGCATCTTGAGCAGGCGGATCTTTACGAGAAGATCCATGGTGGCCGGCCCATTGCGGGTGCGCAAGGCCGCACGGTCTAACTAAAGTCTGCCGCAACCTACGGCCGCTCCTTCGGGGGCGGCCGGCTCTTTTTCAGAATTCATTTCTTTAGGCCCTTTTCAGGTCACCGCGCGACGACGGCTCCCTCGGTTCATCCGAGCCCCGTCTGAGCGCCCCAATTGCATACCCGACGCCCCGTAAGGGCTTGAACGGTCCCGCGCAAGCGGCTCCCCGCAACGGCCCGAATCGGCTCCCGGAAGGCATGCCTGAACCCCTTCAACTTTTGAGGACAGGCAAGCTATGTCTACGACGATCACAGAAGCCTTCACCCGTCAATATGAGACGGATGTGAAGGATGTGTTCCAGCGGGAGGGCGCCTATCTGCGTCAGACCGTGCGTTTCGAAGACGGCGTGGTCGGCTATTCGACGACCTTCAACAAGATCGGCAAGGGCGTCGCTACGACGAAGTCGCGTCATGGCGCCATCACGCCGATGAACCAGACCCACACCGCCATCGAATGTACGCTGGCGGACTTCTACGCGGGCGACTGGGTCGACAAGCTCGACGAAGCCAAGATCAAGATCAACGAGCAACAGGCGCTCGTCCGTGGCGGTGCCTATGCTCTCGGCCGCAAGGTCGACGATCAGATCGTGACCGTGCTCGATGCCACCACGCAGGTGGCCGTCACGTGGACGATCACCTCGATCAACACCATCGAGAATTCGTTGATCAGCATGGTGGAAGCGCTGCATGGCAACGATGTGCCCAACGACGGGCAGATCTACGGCCTGCTGACGCCGCGATCGTGGGCGGCGGCGATGAAGGTCGAAAGCTTCAGCTCGGCCGATTACGTCGGTCCTGCGGGCCAGACCTTCGTCATGGGCATCTCGATTGGCGTACGCTTCAAGCCCTGGATGGGCGTGATGTGGCAGATGCACACCGGCCTGCCCGGGAAAGGCACCGCCGCCGCCAAGAACTTCGTCTATCACAAGACGGCTATTGGCTACGCGGCGGCGGCGGCGGCCGGCAATATCGCCGGCAACCCCACTGTCTCCGCTGACATCACCTGGCACGGCGACCGCGCGTCGCACTTCGTCAACAACTTCATGAGTGGCGGCGCCGCCTTGATCGATGACACCGGCGTGATCGAAGGCGCGATGGACGATACCGTCGCGCTTCCGGCTTCGTAAGGGAGGGCTGAACAATGACTTTCAACACTGCCAACCTTCATCTCGTTCCCGGTGCCTCCGGCGACCTGATCTACAAGTACGACGCCGGCTCCGACACCATGGCGACCGTCATCGCCGATGGGTATTTCAACAACGTCGACGATGCGATCAACCTGACGGTCGACGACCGGATTTACTGCGACTGCGTGGACGGCAACCTCGTCCTCAAGGTCTCGGCGATCTCGGTCGCGGGCGTCGTCACCACGCAGTTCGCTGGCGGCAACCTGCCGATCCAGACGGCGGCGACCGGCACGGAGGCGGCTCTCTCGGCCGCGCTCGGCGCCGGTTTCATGGAGTTCGGCACGTCGATCGCCACCGCCACGCGCTATGTCCTGCCGACGCCCTATGCGGGTGCCGAGTTCATGGCGCGCCGGGTCGACAGCGGCACGCAGCCGATGGAGTTCGACGCCGGCGGTTCCGGCGCCACCACCGTCGTCTACGACAACACCGGCAACCGCCGCATCACCTCTCGCTACGAGGGCGAGAGCTTCCACGTGGTCGGTTCCGCGGCCGCGCGGTGGCGCCTCTACGGCGCGAACTTCCGCTCTTCGGGGTCGGAAGATCTCGGCGGTGGCGCCAGCGTGTTCATCGCCGGCACCTAAGCTGTACGGGGCGGGCTCCTTCGGGGGCCCGCCCTTTCTTTCCCAATAACAAGGAGATTCTATGCGGCGGATCGCACTCGTCGGGACGGCCAGCTCCGGCGCACAGGCGCCATTTTCCGACAGCCGGTGGGAAGTGTGGGGAGTCTCGATGCGAGCCTCCTACGTCACCCGCGCCGACGTTTGGTTCGAGCTGCACAGAATTTCAGGGGAACCGCCGGACTGGGCAGCCAACTGGCGCAAGACCATGAAGGCCTTCACGCACGACATTCCCGAAGTGCTGATGATGTACCCGGAGCCGGACCTGGCGCCGAAGGTGACGCAATATCCCTACGAGCACATCACGCGGCGTTTCGGCACCTACTTCATGACGTCGACCTTCGCCTGGATGATGGCAAAGGCGCTGGACGAGCTGCGGCCCGAGGGCGGCGAGCCGGTGCCGGGCGAGATCGCCGTCTACGGCGTCGATATGGAATATGGGAGTGAGTACAAAAGTCAACGTGTTGGTTTTAGGCACTTTTTCGAGGTGGCGCGCATCATGGGCGTTCCCGTGACGCGGCTGGCGGACAGTGGCCTGGCCTACGAGCCGATACCCTATCCGATGTGGCAGGACGACCCGCTGCTGGCGAAGCTGACGCTCCGCAGCAAGCAGACGCGCGACAACCTCGCGAAGTTCGAGAAGTCGCAGCACCTCATCACGCGCATGATCGCGCAGGACCGGGCGCTGCTCGCCGAATTCGACGCCATGGCCAAGCCCGGCTACGACCCGGCCGTGCGCCGCGCCGCGCTCGAAAAGGAGCTTGCCGGCCTCGTCGAGACCAGCGCGGGCCTCTCCAAGGACATCGTCTATTCGCAGGCGGCCGACGACGAGCAGCGTTGGATGACCGACTATCTTAGTCCTTGAAATGCAAAGCATATTATTGAGCGGCGGCACCGGAACATTCGGAAGGGCCTTCGCCCGCCATGTGCTGGTCAACGGCTTCACCGACCGGCTCTGCGTTTTCAGCCGTGGGGAGCATGCGCAGGCAGACTTGCGCGCCGAGCTTGGCAACGACGAGCGCTTGCGTTTTTTTATCGGCGACGTCCGCGATAGAGACCGCCTGCGCCGCGCCATGGAGGGCTGCGCGCTCGTCGTGCACGCCGCGGCGCTGAAGCGCATCGAAGTGTGCGAATACTGCCCGGCCGAAGTCGTCAAGACCAACGTCGACGGCGCGGTAAACGTCATCGAGGCGGCAACCGATGCCGGGGTGAGCCGGGTCGTGGCGCTGTCAACCGACAAAGCGGATAGCCCCCGGAACGCCTACGGCGCCAGCAAGCTGCTCGCCGAAAAGCTGTTCCTCGCCGCCAACGCCGGCCGGGGCGCGAGTGGGCCGCTCTTCGCCGTGACGCGCTACGGCAACATCGCCGGCTCGGCTGGTTCCGTGATCCCGAAATGGCGGGCCATGATCGCGGCCGGCGCCAAGACGGTGCCCGTGACTGATCCTGACGCAACCAGGTATTGGATGAAAATTGAAGAGGCCGTTGACCTCGTGCTGCAGACGGCGGCGAGCATGCGGGGCGGCGAGCTTGCTATCCCGGACTGGCTGCCGGCCTACCGGCTCGGCGACCTCGCTGAAGCCATGGGCGTCAAGATGCAGGTCATCGGCCTGCCACCGTTCGAGAAGCGGCACGAGTCCATGCGGGAAGGGCTGACGAGCGACACGGCGCCGCGGCTGTCCGTCGACGAGTTGCGGGAAAAGCTGAACGTACTCTGAGAGAGGTGTTTTGATGTTCGATACCAAGAAATTAGGCCTGCGGCTGAAATTCATCGGCAAGGGATATGACGACGGTTACCAAGAAGCCACGCGGAGCATTTCCGAAGCCCTGGCCTCGGATGCTGAAAAGAGCGTCGAAGGCAATTACGTAAGCCCTGAAGCGGCTTGGCTGCACGAGAATTTGCCGCCGCCGGCCGATGCGTCAGCGTCTTATCGAGCCGGGTGGAGAATGGCTGTCGGCGATGAAATGGTCCGCCTCATCGACCGGGCACATCTGTACGCAAACGCGGACCAGCCGGCGCCCTGCCGTTGAGCAACCCCTATCAGGTCGTTCGCGACTTCGAGGCGGCGATCGCTGACTATTGCGGCTCTCCGTTCGCCGTGACGGTCAATTCCTGCACCGCAGCCCTGCTGCTGGCCTGCGCCTGGCACCGCGTCGAGACGGTCGAGATCCCGAAGCGGACCTATGTCTCGGTACCGCAGTCCATCATCCACGCCGGCGGGCGGGTGACGTTCCGTGACGAGGCGTGGTCCGGCGCGTATCAGTTGAAGCCGTATGCCATTTTCGATGCTGCCCGGCGCTTCTCGTCCGGCATGTACAAGGCGCTCGGCGGCATGGTCTGCGTGTCATTCCATGCGTCGAAGACGTTGGGTATCGAGCAGGGCGGCGCCGTGCTTCTCGACGATCCGCAGGCGGATGCCTGGCTGCGCCGCGCGCGCTTCGACGCCCGCACCGAGGGCGTGCCGCCAAGCGAGGACACCTTCGACTTCGTGGGTTGGCATTTCTACATGAGCCCGTCGGTGGCGGCGCAGGGTCTGCTCAAGCTCCATTCGCTGCCGCGGCACAACGCCGACTTGCCGAACGACCCGTATCCCGATCTCTCTCTCATTGAGGCCTTCCGATGAAGCGCTGCACGCGCTGTCTCTATCCGACGACAAAGCCGGACCTGTGGTTTGACGAGCACGGCGTCTGCTCCGCCTGCCGCGCCTACGAGAAGCGCGCCACGATCGACTGGCCGGCGCGGCAGCGCGACCTGGAGGCCATCCTCGAAACCGGCCGGAACGGCAGCGGCTACGACTGCATCATCCCGTCGAGCGGCGGCAAGGACTCACACTATCAGGTGCTCAAACTCATCGCGCTTGGCGCGCGGCCGCTCGTCGCCACGGCGACGACCTGCCACCTCACGCCGGTCGGCCGGACCAACATTGACAACCTCGCGCGCCACGCCACGACGATCGAAGTGACGGCCAACCGGACGGTTCGGGCCAAGCTGAACCGGCTTGGGCTGACGCTGGTCGGCGATATCTCTTGGCCGGAGCATGTTGCTATCCACCGCGTGCCGTTCCGCGTCGCCTGCGACCTCGGCATCCCGCTGGTCTTTTATGGCGAGTGCCCGCAAGAAAGTTACGGCGGCCCGCCCGGCACGGAAGAAACCCGCGAGATGACGCAGCGCTGGGTCTCGGAATTCGGCGGCTTCCTGGGACTTCGGCCGGCCGACATGATCGGCATGGACGGCATCACCGAGGCCGACATGCTGGACTACGCCGCGCCGGACCCGGACGCCGTGGCGCGGCTCGGGATGCGGGCCTACTTCCTCGGACAGTTCTCCGAATGGGATTCGCGGCGCAATGCCGACATCGCCGCGGTTGCCGGAATGACGCAGACCCTGCCGAGCCGGGCCAATTGGTGGAATTTCGAAAACCTCGACAACGCGCAGACGGGCCTTCACGATCATTTTGCCTTCCTCAAATTCGGCTTCGGCCGCGCTTGCGCGCAGGTGTCTGTGGATATCCGCGCCGGCCGGCTGACGCGGGAAGAAGGGCTTGCCATTGTCGAGGAACGGGACGGGCTCTTTCCCGAGATCTATGCCGGCGTGCCGGTCGAGGCCATGCTCGAGCGCATCGGCATGACGCGGGCCGACATGGACGCTGTCATCGCCCGCTTCGCCGCCCGGCCCGCGCGCGCTGCCTGATGCTCAAGCGCCGCGTCATCCCGACCCTGCTGCTCAAGGGCGCCGGGCTGGTCAAGGGAACGGGCTTCGATTCCTGGCGCACCGTCGGCTCGGTGCAGCAGGCTGTGCGCGTGTTTGAGGCGCGCATGGTCGACGAGCTGATCCTGCTCGACATCGGCGCCACGCCTGAAGGCCGCGGGCCGGACATCGCAGCCATCGCGGACGCGACGGAAGCCTGCTTCATGCCGCTGACGGCCGGCGGGGGCGTGCGGAGCGTCGAAGACTTCCGGGCGCTGCTTCTGGCCGGCGCCGACAAGGTGGCGATCTGCACCGCGGCGCTGGAACGCCCGGCGCTGATCGCCGAAGCATCGCGGAAGTTCGGGGCGCAGTGCGTCGTGGTCGCCATCGACGTCCGCCACGGCCGCGTTGCGGCGCGCTGCGGCGAGGCCGATACCGGGCTCGATCCGGTCGCCTGGGCACGGGAGGCCGAACGGCTCGGGGCCGGCGAGATACTGCTGTCCTCGGTCGAGCGCGACGGCACGATGCAAGGATACGATCTCGAGCTGATCCGTTCGGTCGCGCGCGCCGTGCGCATCCCGGTCGTCGCATCGGGCGGGGCGGGGTGTCCCGCGGACTTCGAAGCGGCTTTTTCGGTCGGCGCCGACGCGGTCGCCGCGGGCGCGGTCTGGCAGTTCAGCGACCTCACGCCTATGATGGCGAAGCACCATCTGGCCGGCTGCGGCATCCCGGTGCGGCTGTGACGGCCGTCTGCATCGTCCAGGCGCGCATTGGGAGCACGCGGCTGCCCGGCAAGGTGATGCTGCCGCTGGCCGGGGAGCCGGTCATACACCGCGTCCTGCGGCGGTGCGGCATGATCTGGGATATCGATCAAGTCGTCTGCGCCGTGCCGGACGAGGCGCGGAGCGCGCCGATCGCCGCCGAAGCCGCTTCGCTGGGCATCCCGGTGGTCTACGGCAGCGAGACGGACGTGCTGGCGCGCTACCATCAGGCGGCGGTCGAGCACCGCGCCGACGTCGTCCTGCGGGTCACGGCGGACTGCCCGATGATCGATCCCGCCGTTTGCGCGCTCGTGCTCGGCCCGGTGCTGGCCGGCGCCGCGGACTACGCATCGAATGTCCTGCCGCGGACCTGGCCCAAGGGGCTGGACTGCGAGGCGTTCACCTTCGCCGCGCTCGACCGGGCGCACCGCGAGGCGACGGACGCCTACGACCGCGAGCACGTGACGCCTTGGCTCCAGCGCGCCTGCGGCATACGGCGCGTCAACATCGACGGGCCGGGCAAGGGCGATGTCTCGCTGACGCTGGACACGCCCGAGGACTACGCGCGGCTGGCATTCTTGACGAGGGCGGCATGAGCACGGCGGACCTGTGGGCCGGAGACTTCGGCAACGCCTATCTCGAGCGGAACCGGGTCGACTGGCGGCTGCGGCTGCCGTTCTGGCGCTCGATCCTGAGCCTGACGGGCGCGCATTCCATCCTCGAGGTCGGCTGCAATGCCGGCTGGAACCTGCGGGCGCTGCGGTCGGCCGGCTCCGGGCTCGACCTGCACGGCATCGACCTGAACGAGGCGGCGCTAGCGGAAGCGCGCGAGGCAGGACTGGCGGTCGATCTGGGCAACGCCGCCGACCTGGCCTATCGCGAGCGGTTCGACCTGACATTCACGGCCGGCGTCCTGATCCATGTGCCGCCGGAAGAGATCGCGCGGGCCATGGCGGCGGTCGTCGCGGCGAGCCGGGCCTACGTCCTGGCCGTCGAATACGCCGCCGATACGGAAGAGCCGGTGCTCTACCGCGGCCACGACAGCGCCCTATGGCGCCGGCCGTTCGGCAAGCTCTACGAGAACATGGGGCTCTGCCTCGTGAAGCAGGGCCAGCTCAGCAAGGATGCCGGGTTCGACAATTGCGACTGGTGGCTGTTCTGCAAATGAAGCTGATCGATGTCTACAAGGCTCCTGACGCTGCGGAATTCCTCTATACGCTGCTGGAAGAGCGGACACCGGAGCAAAGCATCAGCCATCGGAAAATGCCGCCATGGCGCGGCCATGTCCGGTTCTTCAAGTCGAGACCCTATCGGGCTTGGTATCTCATCAAGACCAGGGGCGAATTCGTCGGCGCGGTCTATCTGAGTCGCGCGGATGAGATCGGGATCTTCGTCTTGCGGAAATTTCAAGGCTCCGGCCTTGGGCCGAAAGCGGTCCACGCCCTGATGAAGGCACACCCGCGACGGCGCTATCTGGCAAACGTCAACCCGGCGAACAAGGCCTCCGACGGGATGTTCCGGCGGCTTGGCTTCTCGCACCTGCAAACCACCTACGAGCTGCGCCATGCTTGATCTGTCGACCCGCGACCGCGTTTTCCTCATCGCCGAATCTGGTACCTGCCATGCCGATCCGGAGCCGGCCCGCCGCTTCGAAAGGGCCATGGATTACGTCTTGGCTGCCAAGCGCTGCGGTGCCGATGCGGTAAAATTCCAGATGTTCGATAACCCCTGCAGGACAATGATGTTCTGCTGGATTGACGGCGACGAGCGGCGTGCGCATCGATGGCGAGCATCCGTGATGGACTTGGGTGCGTGGGCGCAGGTCAAGCAATATGCCGAAGCCTGCGGCATGGTTTTTCTTGCCAGCGTATTCGAACACCATGTGGTTCCCTGGCTCAGCGAACTCGGCGTCGCCGCCAGCAAGGTCGCGTCCCGCGCGGCCGCCTCCTTCCCCTATCATGCCGCGCCGAAGCCCTTCCTCGTCTCCGACGGCATGCATCCGGTTCCGAGCATCGACGGCGCCATCGGGCTCGAATGCGAGGCCAACTATCCATCGACCGCGCGGTGGAAGAACAGGCTTCCGGGCTTCTCGGACCATTCCGGCAACCCGTGGCGCGCCGTCGACGCCATCGC